TACTTAGCAATCAACTCCTTCGGGTCAGAAATACTCCTAAATGGATTTTCATCCTGTGGAATCTCCTTCGTAGGTTTTGCTGCCGCCTGTAGCTGAAGTTTTTCCTCCAGTTGTCTCTTCTGTGCGGTTAATTCACCAACACGTTGGAGCAAACGACTCTTGCCTTTCTTAGCTAGTTCTTGAATCTGCTCAGTTGATAAATCAAGCAAATCTATTTCAGCTTCTTCAGAACTTACTTCGTCCTCATCCTCAGTATACTCCGCATCATCTTCGGATTCAGTTTCCTGATCTTCCAACTCCACTTCGGTATCCAATTCGGATTCCTCTGTTTGTTCCTCTTCTTGTGATACAATACCAGATCTCCGAGCGATATACTCCTCAACCGATACGTTTGACACTGGTTCTGTGACCCCAGCGATGGCCGTAGACTCTTTACTCATATGTTTTAAACGCCCGTTTACGCTAGGCGATAGCGATGAATGAGAACTGCGGAGAGAATAATTTATTGTCAAGTTACCAACCTAGACACGAAAACGCCCTAGTAGCATTTAACTACTAGGGCGAGGTAACCAACCTGAACGTATATGAGAACCTAGTTCTCAGAGGTAATGTTCACGAATTGTAGTATTTCGTCAAGAGTAGAAATTGATCCTGCCAATTTCATTACTTCGTTCGGGTTTTCTGCTTGACGCAGGCTGGAAATGAATGTCTGCCTCTCGTCCTCTAAGAAGGACAGGAAGACCTGAAACTCCTCGTTATTGACAAGGATTGCGACTGCGTCTTGTAGTGTTGGGACTGGTATCATATTGTTGCCAATCTACTTACGTTTAGCTTTCTTTTTAGGCGTTTGACCCATCTTGATTTCAATCTCGACGTAGCCTTTGCCTTTTTTTCCTTTGCCGTATTCCTTGCTTTCGTGGCCGCAGCCATTTGTTTTGCTTTTCATAGAGTTATTTTCGTTTAGACATACCTGCTTCACTAAGAGCGATTGCTACAGCTTGTTTGCGACTCTTAACTACTGGAGCTTTCTTCGGCCCTTTAGGATTAGCTCCCGAATGAAGTGTTCCAGCTTTATATTCGCTCATCACTTTACCAACTTTAGCTTGTTTTGCTGCTTTTGTTTTTGGTTTCATCATAGTATTATTTAACTGACTTACTTCCTTGGCACTTCCATTTGCGGCGTGACAGGTTATTTGGTGAGTTAGTATCACTACGCCAGTCGCCTTTGATAGCGTTTGACCTAGCACAATATGCGTCTCCTTTGCTTGTGCCTGGACGAATACGATCACCACCGTCAGCAGCTTTACCTGCTTGCCCAAACTTCACAGTTCTCTTGCGTCCCGTGGTGGGATTTGTAACTACTTTGGTGAATCGCTTTTCCATTACTTCTTAGGTTTGGGCTTAGTATGCGTCAATGGCTTGCTAGATGCCGTATGCTTTGCGCCGCTATGGACTTTGCCGTCCATTTTATGTACAGCACCAGTATGCAGCTTGCCGCTTTTTGTGTAATGTTTTGATCCAGCACTCATTTCTTCTTAGCAGTTTTAGCTGAGTTTTTAAAGTCTTGAGCAGTAGGTGCTTTCTTGCTGCCAACTTTGTTCATCTTCTCGCCGCTACCTGCTTTGATACGAGCCTTCTTTGCGTTAATATTTGCGTATAGTCCTTGTTTCATAAGATTATTCTTGGGTCATTCCTTGGGTTTGCATACCGCCCATTTGTGCTGGAGCAGTACCAATACGTCCAATCTGAGCGTTCTCCATTTGTTGAAGTTGGAATTGATATTGGCTCGCGTATTTCTGTAGTCGTTGACCAAATGCTTCGTCAGACTGTGCGCGTTGTGCAATGTCTGGTTGCTCCACATACGATTGGATCATCTGCATTGCCATCTGCGCTCCGTTGGCTTGTGCAGGAACCTCGATACCAGCAAAGATTTTAGCAAGGTCATCAGTGACGTTCTTAGCCACCTTCTGCTGTGCTTCTTCAACTGGTTGCAACACATAGTCAGCAAAGATCGGATTGATGCTTGCTGCTGTAAACTCAAGAAGTTTGTTGATGTCGATAACGCCATTCCTGTCCATTTGAACCAACGATACCATGTTTTTTAACTGCTCGGATGCCGTCTCTGGATCACTTGATTGCGAGTCAAAGTTTACCACGATTGAGAAGTTCTCATCGGGACTTCCTTTTGTCATGGTCTGCGGGTTAGGATTACCCGTAACTTGGAAGAATACTTCATCTGGCCCCATACGCTGGTAGAGCTTCCATGACATTGTTAAAACGTCACGAACATGATCTAGAAAACGTGATACATAAAACTGCTGCCTCGATGCTGAGATGGGATTGTCAAGGTCAAGACCAACAGCGCGATCCGCTTGCCTTGTCATTGATAGCTCGATCTCCATTGAGTTATTATCATTCGGCGGGATCGGCCCCCAAGCGATTTCACCAAGGCGACGATAAGGTACACGGACTCCTGGCCCCCAGTCACTAGGAGGTCGTCCAGCAGGGTGCATTAAAGGTGGCAAGGTGGACATTGACGCACGATCAATACGAGAGTCTCGTTCTGTCTTAACTTGCATCTGTGCGCCCCTTAGAACGTCTGAGAACGTCTGTGTGTCGTACATCCGCTTCTGATCGTTTGACAACCTAGTCACAACAAACGGATAATCGTCATAACCATTCAGCAACTCATGCTTTGCGTAGTCCTCAGTCATCGGGTGGAACACAGTGCAGTAAATACCTTCACTACCGTCCTCTTCGTCGATCAAGCGTTGGTATGCGTACACAACCATGATCAGATCGTTGTCGTCTGTAATTGGTAGTCGTGTATTCTGCTTAATCTTCTCCCCATCGAGGTACATCGAGTCTTTGCCGCGCAGGTTGGATATTGCGTTTTCAACCCAGTCTTTGTCCCACCCATCACTTGTGACCTTCTTTTCAAGTTCTTGGGCGGTAAGGAATGTCCTCCAGAATACATATGGTGACCTTTGCGGATCGGTAACGTATGCTGGGAATAGCACCTCGCCATCTGGGGCGCAAGAATGCACCATTGGGCAATCTACTGTTGTGCGAGGTATGGACACGGATGCTGTGCCTTTTTTCCGCAGGTCTTTGATAACCTTTGTCGCACGTTTCTTAGATAAGTCAGGGAATGCCGTAGCCAGCATATCCATAACCATAGTATCATCAACGCCAGAACTAATAAGTTCCGCTAGATCGGGGGAGACTTGCGCTATTTCTTGTATGGATACTTGTTGTAAGTATGTTCTTTTTTCTCGTTTCCAGCCAACGTAAGATACCATCAACCCCTTCTCTAGCAGATAATTTGAACCTAGTTCCATCTCTTGACGGAAATTCGGTATGTATGAAGACCTCATCCATTTAAGGAAGCTCGAAACCATTCCAGCGCGGGACATGGATGCCATACTTGTCGGGAAAGCCTTGATGTGGGATCGTTGTAGTGCTTGGTCTAGGATAGCTACAAAAGCATTGATCCTCTCGCCAACGATGTTAACTTCGGTATCACTAGCACCCGTCCAAGGGAAGGCATTGCTATCGTTCTTCCGTAGATCATCAGTCTTCCCAGGCCATATGTTGCGACGATCATTGTATGAACGTAGGCAAATCTCAAAGTATTCCTCAAGATTGAGCAAACAAGTGTTATAAGCATCTGTCAAAGCATTGATATTAGGCTCGTCCTCGGCGTAAATCATTGCTTCTTCGTCTTCGTGGGTCATGTCGCTCATAAAATATGTTCGTAAAAATCTTCTGCGTCTTGTGACTTGATGATACCTACTTTGATGGTTTTGCCAAGTAGTTTATCTGATCGGTTTGCGTGACACCTTACAAGCACTTTTTCTCCATCCATACGCACTCCTACCCAGCTTTTGTTTGGGCATAACATAATAACCAAGAATGAACCAACATAGTTGTCATCCAATGTGATTGTTTCCTCAGTTGTTGGCAATGGTTCTGATACCTTCACCTTAAATGGTCGTCCACGTTTCTTTGCTTGTTTTGTATTCATGTATTAGTATCCTCCAGAACCTTGCCTTGTGCAGTAAGACCTTGATTCATCAACATGGTCAACACCAGCAATAGCAGCATATCGCAATACGTCAATCGGATCTTTCCACGCTTCCTTTAATCCACCCTCGCCAGTGTACTCGGAAAGTGCTTGTATGATGTTCTCGCAGTCAGAACTGACGTAGAAATGTGGTCTGTTTACTGAATCTATGGGTTTGGTTGTATCCCATGACATCTTTGAGATTAACGCTTGTAGACCATCATCAATCTCCATCCCAGGTGCAGGTATGCAAATAATCTCCTGCTCGTTTAGATCTTCAATGATGCTCGATGAACTATCTGCTGCTTGGTATTTTGCAGCACCAAGTCTTGGGTCGATGAGTCGCTCAAATATCTCTTCACCTTCTTCAAGTTCTAGGATTGTGTCAACGTAGTCTTTTATACCAAATCCTTGTCCCTTTGATCCTGCTCCACCAACCCACTTGCCTCCACGCCATTCAGCCCAGTCACCAACGTCAACCCCAGGCCATTCACGGTAAACCCAGTATGTATTTGATTCATCAACGGCAATCCAGCACATGAACCAGTTTTTAGCACCAGCGGGGTCGATAATGTGATACCTTGTGACATTGGTTGTTGGTATTTCTTGAGGTTTGACAACATTGACTTCCTTATTAAAGCGAGGGAACTTGGTAGCGTGAGACTTTACTGGTACTCCGTATGCTCGGATAAGTATCTCTTCCCTTGATCTGCCCATCAAAGTTTCCTTGATACGCTCGTAGCCACCAAAGGGGTTATCCTTAGAGTGAAAGTAATGGACACTAGCATTGCGCTTCTTGCTGCGTTGGACGTATGGAACAATTTCGTCGTTTAGCAACTCAGCTTTGACGTTCTCGATGGTTGTTGCACCGTCTAAATACTCCTTGATGACTTCAGTCCATCCGTCAATCGGAGTGAAAGTAAGTAGCAACTTTGAATTTCTAGTCGCAAGTCGAAATCGAAGTGTGTCAATTAGCTCGTTTCCCAACAAGTATTCGTCAAGCCATACTCCGATATTGTGCCATTTAGGGTCTTTACTGCCAAGTTCAGCACCTTCTAGAATCGTTGGATTATTCTGATACTGTGAGTACGTCTTGAATATGATCTGCGAACCATTGGGGAAGATCAACGAATTGTCTGTAAATCCGTTCTTCTTAGTGTACGAGATGTATGCGTTTGCTGATGTTTGTTTTGTACGCAACTCGTTTGGAATCCAATTCCACACAGCACTTTGTTGTTGTCGTATGCTAACCTCGGACGTTTGCGAGAAGCAAAAGATCTCAGACTTAGGATTTTCGATTGCAGCTTTGACCACGCAATAGGAACCCCACGCAGTTTTCCCTGACCTGTTACCGCCAAGTGCTAAAACTTCAGAGACTTGCGAGAGTTGCTCTTCTGCCTTTTCCCAATGCGGCAATCTGAATCCATACCTGTACGGATCTCTTTCGGCGTTATCAATAGCTTCGTGATAAACCTTATGGATGTCCATAAGCTCATCTGGTTCCATTGCACAAATCTCGTCGTCTGACGGAGGTTGCAATATTGCATGATTACGCCATTGCATTACTTGATTCTGTATGCGTCAGTCTCCATGAGTACATCGACAATCCTGTATACGCTATTACATTTTTTGCATCCGAACGTATCATCCTCAGCAGGGAATGATCCTCGGTTGCCGTCAACAAGATGCAGTTTCCTACGCTTCTCACAATGCCTACATATCCCAATGAACGGGATGATATATTTCTCAAGTACTATATTCCAGATTTTAGCGTTAAACTTCTCGGCTAAGTACGAGGCGTAAACAAGCGTGTTGCAACCATATTTAATGCCATCATGTTCCACAACGTAATGCTTGAAGATTGGGCCATCAAACCTTGATTCTGGTTCTTTGATCATGCTTCGATAACCTCAACTTCAATTGCTTGTTCCTTGATTTTATTGGCAATGCGAGACTTTGCCTCAGCAATCATCTTAGCAGCATCGTCAATACTTGCACCCTTACGATGTTCTACGATTGTGCTTGCCATGCCAGAGAGTTGCCCAGCTTTGTCTGTCATAATGCCGATAGTCAACGCAAGACGGTCTGGCGAGATCATCTTTAATTGCTCTGGGTCGTTGGATAATTGTTCTGCTTTCTCAAACAATAGATCGGTGTACTCAGCCGCAGCAATAGCGTATCGTTTAGAGAACTCCTTACGCTTTGACTCAAGCGTGTCGTTATGCCGCCATTCTAGCGACCTAACTAGCTCATGCGATACTTTGCACTTCTTAGCAATTACGCTAATACGTCCACCTTGTGCAAGCATCCATAAGATCTGTGCAGCTACGTTTGGATTGTAATGTTCGATTGAGTTGCGCGGGAATAGCTTCGCACGTTCCTTAACCTCAAGAAAGAACTCCTTAATTGCTTGTTTGCTGTCAATCTCAAGAAGTTCGTTGTCACTCATGCTTATGCTGATTAGGACTTAACTTTATTTTGAATACAAATTCAAGGATTCTTTTTCCTTAAATTGCTTTGCCATATTTGTAAGTTCTGCTGAAAACTCTGGATCGCTTGATGCTTGGTGAGCTAATGCTGTTAATCCAGTTCTTGTTAAGAACATATCTCTGGCCATATCATTGTATGCTTTATTGACAGCTCCAGGCATTGCGTTTTTAGCAAGAGCCTTTTTCAAAGTATTTCTTTGAGAGCCAGAAGAAAGCATTGCAGTTACGTATCTGTTTCTTACAGATGATGCAAGTTGTCCAAATGGAATGCCTAAAATTACTGCATTGTTAGTTGCAGTAAATCGAGGGGCAAATCCAGTTGCTGAAATATCAGTGATTATGTTTGCGTTATTCAACCTTGCTATATCAGCAATCCCTTGAGCTTCTTCTTTACCAAGAACAATTTCTAATTTCTTTCCAAATACAGAAGTTACCCCTGGAGATGTTTCGAAATCAGATAGAAATTTCTTTGTGTCAAACAATGGCATGAATGGAGCATTTACAGTACTTTCTCCACCAGAGTAGTCATCAAGCAAATTTCGCCTAAAGTCTCCCTTAAAAAGATTCCTTGATTCAGGTGATAGCTTACCAAGTTGTACCATTACTGTTTCAGTATCCTTAATAGTATTTCCTTTTGAAAGTATTGATTTAGAAAGTAAATCTGGATCAATATCTTTAAAATTGCCTTTTTTAGCAGCATTGAATATTGACGATGTAACCAACGCTTCTTCTTGTCTTTCTAAATCATTTCTTTTGATTATCCCGTTAGCCACTTCATCTCTAGCATCTTGACTAAGAGCAGAAGACAACGAATTTAAATCGGTAAGGGTCATCTGTGGCACATTTGCTGATTTTAAAACCCTAAGTTTGCCATTTATGCTATCTAATCCCCTAGCTATTGCTGCTGATTTGTTGCCATATAAGGAATCAAGCATACCTTGATCATAATTAAGCATT